ACTTCACGATGCTTTCACATGTGCTCTACTTACCCGGGTCCAGGGGTTCTAAATCCCTGCCTTAATAGACCCATTTCTCGTGCTAAACGCTGACACTGATGTCAGACGCGTACATGGCACCTAACAAAGGCCTGCCGATTTGGCAAGGCGCTCCAACTGACGACGTTTCGATACCAATCGGATGTGTCCAGCTTTCGCTTCAACGGGGAGCAGAGGCTCAACCACGTCTAGGAACCATCGCGACGGCGTCTCCCAATTTTGTAAGTGTACTGGATCCCTGCTACGCAGGTGCTCTTCGTACATCTCTCGCAGAAATGCAGGAAGGATGCTTTTAAACTCTTCGTCCGTATGATCGGCTTCATAGGCAACATCTCTAGCAATAGAGAGCAGCTGAATGAAGTCTTCCGTGAGATAATCAAGAGCAGAGAATTTCTCTACTTTGGCCTGCATTTCAGCAGGTACCAACCCTCTCACAAAATCACGAACATCCTGGTCGGATGTTCTACGCACGTTGATGTCAAACAAACGTGCACTGCCATCAAGGGCCGCAATTGGACTCATGAAAAACAGTTCCGTTGCACGCGCACCAGCTAGCCCCAGCTTCACTGCTGGCCGAATAGGTTTACTATCCGCAAGCCCGATAAAAGGCCATTCGCGAGTCTTAAGGTCCACACCTTGTGGGTTCTTCCCTAAGCCGCCACGCCATTCTGGTACTTGTTCGAGTAGGTATAATAACCGTCTCCATTTCCAGGGGTAGATCCAATGGACACGATCCCCATACGCTTTAGCGAAATCGAAGAAGTTATCATCGTCAAAAGCTTTCCACTTCGGGGAAGCGATAATCTTCTGACATGTTATAAGGCGAGAAGTGAACTCGACGGCTTCGGAACTCTCGACGGTTTTGTCCGCCGACACCGGAATTCCTACTGAAGCAAGTAGATCTTTTACAAGATCCGCCTGCAGCTTATCAAAGTGAGCAAGGTCATCACCCACAAAGACAAACTTACAGTCTGCGTCTGGGTTAAAGCTAAAGTCACTATCACGCAAGTGGTAATTAACCCCTGCATAGATCAACCCTAGCGTTATAGCGAACAGATTGAAAGAGAAAATGAGCCCAAGGGGTTGACCCTGAAGCCATTGTATCACATCTGTTCTGAACCCCCTCAGCCAAGGCCAAGTCGCGAAGTCTTTCTCACGTAGAGAGTCATAGCACTCCTTGACTTCCTCGGGTAAGAGCCACATTCCCTGGGAACAGTATATTATTAACTGAACCCACT